GGTCTTACATCCCGATCTTGCGGCGAGCGCTGGGGCTTTGCTGCAGCTTACGTAGTGCGCGGGCTTCGCCGGCACGGCTTGCTTGATCGACAATAGCGGGCACCTGATCCTGTCGAATGTAGTTCGTGTCGTTGAACTGCATCACACCACCGCTGATGTTGATCTGGGTCGGTTGGTTAATTAGGGCAAAGCCGCCACTTTGTTCTGTGGAACTTGCGCCTTTGAGGACTGCCTCTCCGCGAACGCCGGCGTTGTAGCGCTGCATTGCGCCAGCCATCTTGTTGGCCGGGATGACATACTCATCAGAGCCGCCTTCGCCGATAATTGCCTTGGTAGGACCGGTAACAAAACCGCCTTCTGCAAAAACGCTAGCTGCTTTACCGATTGATTTAGCTCCGCTAGCAGGAGATCCGACAGAAGCCACACCTCCACCAATAAAACCAAGCAGCTGCTGCAGCAAGAAAATTTGAAGTTGAGCAGCGATAATTTGGGCGGCGTTGTCCAGGAAACTCGATGCAACTTGCGAGAAGAAATTAGATAGCGCCTGTTGTACTGGCACGGTGCCGCTAATAATGTCGCGGAACGATTGGGCAAATGCGTCGCCAATAGCCTGAGCGCCAGTTACAAGTTGGTTGACTGGATCGACAAGCTGGTTTAACTGGCCCTGTAGTGTCCCAATTTCATTCTGTAGTCGTTCGCGATTTGAGGATCCTTCGCCAGGTCCTGCCGCTGCAATAGTTGCAACTGCGCCACGAGCCGCCTGTAATCTTTCTAGTTCAGTCCGTAGTTTGTTAACTTCTGCAGCGCCAACTCCGTAGGCTTCCGCCTGCGTTAAAAGTACTTTTGTGTATTCAATGTCTTGATCAATAGCCCGTAAACGTTCTGTACTTAAACGCTCAAAGTTTGCAATACGCTCCGCTTCGGCGGGAAGTATTCCTTCAGTAACCAAACGCAAGAATGTTTTATTGAATTGGATTTCCTGTTCACGTTGTTGAGTAAGGTCATTAAAAGGTTGTACCGCTTGGCGCACAGCGCCTTGAGTACCCGAAAATTGCTGGAATTTAAGCTCAGCCGCTGCAGCTTTAAGTATTTGCTGTCTTAGGTTTAATTGGGCAGTAAGATTACGTACTTGCTCGTTATACACACTTTCAAGTAGTGTTTTTTGCTCGTTAGTGAGATCTTCTGCGAGAAGATTTTGTTGCAGTTGCAGTTGAAGACCGCGTACTTGTAGATCCAAGCGGGCTTGAAGCTGGTTAAGCTCTTCAGCAATTCCGGCTGCTTCTCCTTGAGTAAAGCGAGCGATCTCTACATCAATATCAGCAGCTTCAAGTGTTGCTTGTATAAGTTGGCCACGAAGAGAGAGTATATTCTGTAGTTGTTGAAGTTCTTTTCTGCGGGCTTCTTCGGCTGCACGGGCAGCTTCTTTCGCGGCTCTTTCAGCTTCACGCTGAAGACGTAAGCGCTCAGCGTTGCGGATAGCTTGTATCTCTAGGCTGCTTTCTAGCTTTTGGCTTTCAATAGTCTGATTACGGCGAATTTCTAAAAGCCTAACTTCTTGTTCAATACTCTGCTGATTAGCCGAGTTAATTTTGCTACGTACTTCTCTAATTTGATCGTCAAATTCTGCATTGGTTTTTACTAGCTTTTGTTCTAGTGATAGCTGTGCGTTGCGTTCTTTAGCAGCAGCATTTGATGCGGCAGACTTTTTCTTTTCTAGATCTAAAATTTCCCTATTGAGAAGCACTTGTGCATTAAGTTCTGCCAAAATAGGTGCATACTCTGCACGAGCTTTTTCGAGTTCGGCGTTGTTTTCTTTTAACTGAGCATTTATCGTGTCAAGAGCTTCTTGACCAGCAACAAGACTTACAACCCATTCACCCACTGCACGAATAGCTGCTCCAATGCCGCTAAGAACAAGGTTAAAAGCTTTAGTAATAAGCGTAACAGTTTCAATAATTGCAGCTAAAGCAGCTGCAAAAGGTGCACCGATAATACCTAAAGCCACGCTTGCAGCTGCAGTAAACTCTGCCCAAGACGTATTAAGTAGATTTACGGCATCACTAATTCCCTCAACTGTTCCAGGGATTGCACCTGTGGTACGGAAAATTTGATCCTGGATAAGTTGTTGTGCGCTGGCAGCGTCACCTGCCTGACGCAAAAGCTGTACCTGCGTTTCCAGGTTTGCATTTACACGGATACCACTTTCTTCTAGTGCACTTAGATCAAGAGTTTGAAGCGCTGTGCCAAGCTTGGCGGCACTTTGTACAGCTTGATCAAGAACTTGGCCAAGGGCGCCGCCCAGAATTTGACCGCCAAAACCGCTGCCTACAAACGAACCAAGGATTGAGCCCGCTACAGAACCAGCTCCCCCACCGAAAAGAAGAGGAAAACCGGCACCTAGAGCTAGGTTTTCACCAAATTTACCTACTTGTGTTTGTGTTTTTCGGAATCCTGCGCTTTCTAGTGGGCCAGAAACTGGGAAGCCTCCCGCGGGTACGTTTCCACTAGCACGACCACGACCGGGCAGCTGGTTTGTACGGGAACCTAATATGCCTAGACGTACTTGACGCTCCTCCTCTGCAGTCTGTTTTTCTAAGAATCGAACACCCCGTTGCCTTTCCCCATTAAGAGCAGCTTCAATACGAAGATTACTGGCGTTAAGCCTTACGCTGTCGTCAAGTAATTGCAGTCCACGTTCTTGGAAAGCAGGCAGCGCTAACGGTGTCGCTGTCTGTGCTGCACGAAAAGTAGCTGCGTTAACACCTTGTGCTGTTAAGCGGGCTATTTCTCCGCGGGCTTGGAGTTCTCTGTTAGCTGCAGCCGCAGATTTTTCCTCTAAACGCAAAAGTGCTTCTTGTAGGGCTAGCTCATCTCTACGTGCATCAATAGTGCGTCTAATACGTTCTTCAACTGGTGATTTTTGCCCGACTAAAGAACCTATAGGTGAGGCGGGGCCAGGACCTATCGGACCTGCAAACTGTGTTGTTTCTGTAATGCCAGAACGGGCTAGACGGGCTTTCCTTTCTTCCTCTGCTACTTTCTTGAGTAGTTGGGCTCTTTCGCGGAGACCGGCATTTAAATCTGCAGTAGCATCAATATATTTTTTGGCTGCTATTACTGCTTCATCTGTATTTAACGCAACCTCGTTAAAAACTGTGGCTGCTTCCGATACTACCTTTTTTAGATTATTAATGTTACGAACAACATTTGTGTTACCAAAATTTTCAATGAAGTTGTTTAGTCCGCTTACAAGTTTTGAGGTTGCAGATATTTCGTTCTGCAGACGCTGTAGTTCTTGCGTGCCGCGTACCGCAATTTCAATATCGGCTCTGTAAGCCACGACGCTGCGTCACACTCTGGTACTTCAGTTTACGCGACAAAAAAGCCGCCGGGTTAGCGGCGGCGTTTGGCCTTTTCCATTGCCTTTTCCTGGTCCTCGTTGAGGATCTGGAAATAAGCGCTCCAGCCGAGGATTTCCTCAGCGGTCATTGTCGTGCGGATCTCGTGCAGACTTTTGCCGAGTTCCTTGGCCACGCCGAATTGCAAAAGGAGCCAGTTGTCCTTGCGTATTTCGGCGCTTAGTTCTTTGGGTCCAGGGGCTCGGAGTCGTCGACGATGATCGCAAGCATCAAGGCCTGCAGATCCTTGTCCTTCACTTCGTTCTTAAGCACGTCGATCTCACCAGCTGCAAAGAGCTTCGCGCCAGATTCGTCTTGGGCTTTCGTAATCAGCAGTTGAAGGGCAAAAGCGTTTGCATCGTCCGACTTGGCTTGCTTTTGAGCGCGCTCACGCTCAGCCATGGTCAGCGGTGTTACCCACATTTCAAATGTGCTTCCGTCGGACAATTCAACGGTCTTTTTAGTCGGCTCCAGATTTGCCGCCTTGCGCAGGCGATCAATGGCGCGTACAGGAACGGGCATACCAGTTGATTGGTTATAGGGTTACTGTAGCAAATTAGAGACAAAAAACCCCGGCGTTTAGGCCGGGGTCGCTGAACCAACTGCAGCAGCAGACTATCAGGCCGAGGTGCTGAAGTCGAAGCTGGGGGCGCCGGAGGGTCGGAAGTTGATCGCCACAGATTGGGCGTCGTCCGGATTCACGTTCATGCTTGCCGAGGTGATCACGGCGTCGAACGAGATAGAGCGGCTCAGGCTTTCGCTAAGTGCGCCACCAGTAAAGACGCGGTCGGTGTACAGCTTGAAAGCAGCACCAATTTGCTGGCGCTGCAGAACGTCTTCCACCAAACGGTTAGACAGAGAGGATGCCTCGTTGGTCATGTACACCGTGGCAGTGCCAGTGCCATCGCCGAAACCACTGATGTAGTTACGGAAAGGCACGTACTGGCCGGGGGTCTGGCCAATGGTGGTGACGTCGATTTCCGAGCGAGTTACCTCGAAGCTCCAGTCGCGGACTTGGCCAACTACTTCGAAGTCGGCGTAGTAAACCTCGAATTCGTTGGGGCTTACGGCGGTGCCGTCATCGGTAATGTCGACTGCTGCGCCGCCGGCAGTGGCGGAAACTTGCAGTGCACCCGTGGCAGCCGTATAGCTGATTACGTAGTAGGTGGTAGCAGCGCTAAGACCGGCGGGAAGGGTACCGGTACCGCTGCCGCCGGTCTGCGAGTTGATAACCTTGAACTTCACAGGGTCGCTGACCTTGAAGTTCAGATAAGGCTCAACAGTGATTGTGTCGGTGGTGGTGTTCACGCCGGCTTCACCGAAAGTTCCGATGGTTCCAGCGGGCTTGTAGTAGAGGGCGCCGGACGTGCCGGACAGAACAGTGGTGGCCATAGGGCGTACCAGAAGTATTTTGTGGGGCGGGCACTGCCCGGCTTAATACAGGTTAGCGTTTTATTGGCTCAACTTCTAAGAGATAACTGTTGCCCTGTATGGGGCCTCCACTCTTCCAACAAACAGCGGTGAATCTTCCACTGCAGAAAAGGTCGGGCCTGTAATCTCGCCGACACGAAAAAATACGCCCGTGTTGTTTTTTGTGCTGTTGTTAAGTGTTTCTAAGACGTTTACCGCTGTGGTGATAAGCGTTTGATTGCGGGCAGGACCACGGCCCTTTTCCGTGAAAATTCGGATGACAATCGCTCCACGTGCGTAATCAACGCTGGTAGTCAGCGTCGGCTCGTTCGTGATGCCGAAGGTGACGTTTACTTTGACGTGCTCAGTTGTGCTATTCGCTGGAGCAGCCGTGATGTTGTCGAAGTAGACGGGCACTGCAGGGCTAAGCGCTCCAAACGCTGAAAGCAGCGGATTTTCGACGGCGGCCCTAATCGCTTGGTAGTTCATAGTTTTTTGGGTAGCGTTGCGTTAAACGCTACTTCAACTGTTTTATCGAGATTGCCGCCATTTAGATATGTTGTGAACCAGTCGAGGGCTGCGGTGGATTCGGCATTGCCGGGACCTGATGCGACTTTGCCTCGGATACCGTCGGAGCGAGTGCCGGAAGCTACTGGTGTTTTGAGTGGACGGCCGATCTTTTTGAAGACACCAGGTTCGAGGTCTTGCGCAATGGCTGCATATTCGGACTTGTTAAATACTGTGTACTTAATTTCTGGTTTGAAAAGTAGTTCTCGACCTGTAAGTAGTGGGGCAGATAGACGTTGTGGTTGGCCGGGCGCTCCATTGCCTTCTGTCTGGCGAGACCCTGTGGCGATTACCCACGAGTTTGAAAAACTGCCGCTCCAGACGGGACCTATTTTCTGTAAATCGGCGACAACCTGTTCGGCGGCTTTGGCCGGGGCGCGACTAAATGCTGCAGTGGCAAAGCGATCCAAGCTTTCCGCTAAACGCTGCAGTTCGTTGCGTGCCATTACTGCGGCCTCGCAATGATGGTGTGGATTACGGGGTTTTCGCCGCGATAGCTTCGTACGTTGATGATCTTGGCCTCGCGGGTTACGCCGGCTTGCGTGTATTGGATGCGATCAGCCTCGCTGGGATAATACGTTCCAAGCTCGTCGGTGCCGATCAAAAACTGCACGTCGGTTGCTTGATATAGGCCTTCGGATTCGCGCACATTTACTGGCGAAACAATAGCTTTTAGCGTCACATTTGTATCGGCTCCGGTTACAGCTCCAGTTGTCGGATTATAGGTGCGTGGTGTAGTTGTTTTGATGTACGTGACTGTTTCGCCCCACTGCTGGATCAGAGGGCCAGGAATTGCTGAAAATGTTGAGTCGATTAAAGACATATCAGCCTCGGAAAATACGGAATTGGTAAGTTCCAGTGCCGCCCAATGTGTAGCCGCCTAGGTAGGACTGCAGCCAGGGGTAAACGTCAAAGATGTTGTTTACTGAACCGCTGGATTGACTGCGAGTGTTGTATCTGACCCGCAAATCGCCCAGCTCGACTTCCTCGTAAAGACCTGTAGTTGCGTTATTGCCTGTGATTGCATCGGTGTCATTGGCCAGGGCTCGTGCCAGTTCAAAAGTGGCGTACTTTATTTCGCTGGGAATTAACGAGCACTCCAGTTCGACTTGGTCGTAGTCGTAGTTATTGCGCGGCCACTTCAAGGCTTGGTCCTCGTCGCAACGGTCGCCGTAGAAGTTAAGGCTGTCGATCCAGCGGGTGGCTGTGATTAAAGAACGGTTCTTTTGGTCGGTGGTTTTGTTGTCCCAGCTTGCGCTGTCTGGGACGGTCTCGAAATAAGAGTCGGCCTCAGCCAAAGTGACGTAGCTGTTGGCCGTCGCGCTGCTCAAAGTAGCGTTGATCGTTGCGGGCACAACTACTTAGATCACCTTTGTTTCAGTGTAGCGCCAAGAAAAAAGCCCCACCGAAGTGGGGCCTGAGTTACACGCGATCTGATTATCAGATGGTGGTGGTGTCGAGGGGGCTGTTGACGGTGAGCTGAACCAGGGGGATCAGGTCGATGTCGTAGGTGGCGCCCCACTTGTTGGCGGTGGCCAGGTTGGTGTTGGTCGGGTTGTCGCCTGCATCCACCCACTTGGTGCCCATCACGTGGTAGGCAGAGTGGTAGTCGACCGAGAGCACGTCCTGCTTGGACAGGATGTTGCGGTCGGCTTCGATGCGCAGGTCCTGCTGCACGCCTTCCATGATGGTTCCACTGCGGGTCAGATAGCAGTAGAACTCGCGCTGGTGGCCGGCCGTGCCAGGGGCAACGGTGTTCACCAGGGGATCCATGATCACGCGGCAACCGGCGAATTCGCCGATGGCACGAGCGCCGACGCCAACGCCGCCACCACCCCACACAACGCTGCCGGCAGCAGCAAGTGCAGAAGTGGAGAAGGTCAGAAGGCCGATCTGGTACAGGTAGAAGCCCACAGAGGGGTGCACCACCAGAATGTCCAGTTCGTCGCCGCGCTCGCCCAGAAGGGCGCGTGCACGGGCCACAGAGGCGCCAGTCAGGAAGTTGGCTTCACCGGCGCCAGAAGCGGCGGCAACACCCAGGTCCAGGCTGTTGGCGGACAGTGCAGTACCAAACAGGCCGGCCAGTTGGCTGAACAGACGGGCGCTGTTCAGTTTGTTGATGGCATCGGCAAGCTGGTTGCGGATGTGCAGCATGGGGTCTTCGCCCGCTGCAAGCATCGCAATATCGTCGACTGCGTAAGCAAATCCACGATGGCAAATGGTTGCAATCTGGGTGTCGGTACCAACCTTTTGAGGGGTCAGATAACCGTTGTTGCTGGTGCCCCAGGTTGCGGTCCCGTTCATGATCTCCTCGGTGGGAGTCACGGGGTTGAACTCGGGGACCTGGATGCGGGTGCCGCCTTCACGGGAGTCGAGCACGCTGTTGCGAACAACAGCACCGCTCTTCAGGAAGAGGCTGCGATCCTTGATTGCCTCAGACACATAAGTGCTGAGGTTATTGCGCTTGACGATGTCCGCGAGGAGGACACCGCCGGAATAGTTCTGAAATGGTGCGGCCATTTCTAAACACCTTTGGGGGTAATGTTTGCGGAGCCCCAGTCACGGACTAGGTCAAGCACCACGGGTGCGCTAATTACAGACCAGCTTCTCTCTTCAGCACAGCTGCGAGATCAGGATCCTGACTAGAAATTAGCATCTGTTGTGTCAGGTTGATAGAACCTTCTTTCCAGGGGTTCGATACACCTGATGCCGATACTGTTGCTGTAGTTGGCTTGGCGCCCATTCCAGCAGCAGCACTCGGTTTGAAGTGGTGCTCATAGCCTGAGCCGGGGTTTTTCAACGTTGCGAGATACGTTGTTAGGTCCTGCTCCACGCCGCCGTTAAGTACAACAACGCTGCCGCTCTCGCTTTTACGGAGGTTGTTTTGTACCAGCTGGAGCATTTGCTCGGCGTTTATGGCGCCGGCTTGGCTGATCGCTGCAATCGCTTTTGTGCGAATTGCTGCGCTCTCGTTTGATTGACGTAAATCGTCAAGTTGACGCTGCAAATCACTGATTTGCTGGTCTTTTTCTTGGGCGGTGCGATTAGCTTCCTCCCAAAGGTCTTTCCATTGGCCTTGATCTTCCAGCGTCTTTTTGCGCTGGTCGTCTTGGCGTTTGTAGACCTCATCAAGCTTCGATTTGATGCCTTGGAATCGCTCCTCGGCTTCCGTAGCTTGAGTCTTTAGCGCGTTGATTTGGGCTTCGTAGTCCGCACGGACTACGGTCAAATCGGGAGTTGGAGCGGTGTCGACTCCAGCCACGGGCTGGTTAGGAGTCGCCACGGGCGTCTCCACAATGACTTGCTCTTCCATGAATTAGTAGTCGGTTTTTTCGGTGGGTTCCACGTAAATAGACTCCACAGTGGCCTTGCGGCTACGCTTCGTCGGCTTTTCCTCTTCCTGTTTGTCAGGATGAATTGAGGCCTCAGTTAGCGAGACCAGTTCCCAACGGGTAGAACCATCCGGTTGGAGAACTTCAGCAAGTGACTCCACTGTGAAGTAATACGGTGCAGTTCTAGTCTACTGCAGAAGAACTCAGTAACTACCGTCGTCGAATACAAAGGCACTAGATACCGATACCTCACCGTTAACAACCGTGATGTTTGTTCCGGCTGTCACGGTTGCATTGCTGCCTGCAGGACCTTGTGGACCCTGCGGACCTTGAGGGCCTTGCGGACCTTGGGGACCCTCAGGACCTGTAGGACCAGAAGGTCCAGTTTCGCCCTGCGGTCCTGTTGCTCCAGTAAGTCCGGTGTCGCCTTGCGGACCCTGAATACCCTGGGCGCCTTGGATGCCCTGGGGGCCGGTTGCTCCAGTTGGACCGGTCTCGCCTTGCGGACCTTGTGGTCCTGTAGCTCCAGTGGGACCTGCCGGTCCGGTGGCGCCTGTTGCACCTGTAGAGCCTGTAGCGCCGCGAGGAATTACAAAATTAAATATCGCTGCTTCTGATGTACCGACGTTGGTAATGCTTGCGCTTGTGCCTGGATCGCCTGTTGTGACAGTTCCAACCGCGATTGTTGCGCTACTGCCGCTACCTCCGTTTTGATCCGACAAATTGCCGTTGATTAGTAATTCGCTATTACGTGGATTGCCGCCAAGTGCCAAGGGGCTGTCGTTCCAGCCGCTTGCTGTGCGGGGGCCGTATAACTCAGCTGTTCGAGTGTTGATGTACCAGTCGCCTTCGCGACCTTCATTTTTTGGCGGGCCGTCGCCGGAAAGCAAGCTATTTAGTTTTTTGATATTCCGCGCCAGTCGCACTAAAGCGGTGACTTGCGCAAGCGTTAATACGTCCTGCTGAGTAGGCATCTTTACTGCAGCAGTGCGTTAATTAGTTGCTCCATGCGGTCTGGGGTTAGCTCTTCTTCATCCTCGGTATCCATGGAAGTTTCGGAATCGTCTTCCTCGCTCGTATCTTCCATGTCTTCGGTTTCTTCAGGTTCCTCACTAGGAAGATCGCCGAATTCACCGCTGGGAAGAATTTCACCTTCAGCCAAAATTGCACGCATCTCTTCCAGAGAGATAGCGCCCTTGTCGTACAGCGTTGTAATTGCTGTAATGTCTTGGCCGATCAGACGGTTAACGTCAAAATCACGGCTGATCTTGACTTCCGGTGGCTCCAGGCCGAGATATTCGGCGGCGTAGTCGAAAGCCTTCTGCAGACTTTGCTCCAGGTCCAAGCTGACCGCAGCCAACATTGAGTTGGTGTCGACTTTGTCAAGGCGGCGGGCGTCCGCAGATTCGGCAACAAATTTCTGTTGGCTCAGCGTGCTAATGCCAAGCATCGACATTTGGGCCTGTAGTTCCTTGATTTCGTTCGATTGCGCCTCAAATGCACTAGACGCGGGCTCCACGTAGTAGATCTTGTTGCCCGGTTGGGTCGCAATCGCGTAGTTGACGCTGACCGCCATGTCCTTGGTCTGGTCGTCCCAGCCCTCAAGGACAAGCAGCGGCTGCGAGGCAATGTGCAAGCTGTGGATTAGGTCCGCTTGGCGTTGGAAGTGGGCCAAGTTCAAATAGGCCACGTCCAACAAAGGCGGGCGGCTGACCATCGTGTCCACCTTGTTCGCGTAGTGCGTAACAAGCGGGATTTCGCCAAGGCTGTAGGTGCCGGACTCCACCATCTCGTAGTCCGAGCTTTGGGAGTTGGGTTCCAGGAAGCCGGGTCCGTAACTTTGGATTGGCTGGAGCGGGCTGCGCTGGCGGTAAACCTCGTAGCGGCCCGGTTCGATTACACGGATTTGTTCGTAGGTCTTTTCGCCGAAGCGGCCTTCGGGGACAATCGCTTTTTCGTAGACCCGTACTTGGGTCAAGGTGCCGTACGCTGCGTCGCGGTCTAGGCGCCAGCCGTAGACATTGGCTGGGTCGACCTCTACCCAGTAAGGGCGGCGGCCCATGGCACGCTCTTCTGCCAAACTGCGCGCTCCAGAAGGGGCCGGGAAATCAACCAGTGTGTGCGCGTGACCGTAAGTAAGGCTTGTCAGCAGTAGCCGGCGGGCATACTCGTCAAGGTCTGAACCGCAACCGTCCACGTCCTTAGCAAAAATGTCGCGCCAGTAGGAATCACCCTCCAGCATGATCGGCTTGCGCAAAATCAAGCCCGTTGCTGCGCGGATAAGACGCTGCGTGTAAGGCGAAAAAACAGCCCGGTTGACACGGCTCAAATAAGCTCGGTAGTCCTCGCGGGGCTCTAGAGGCAGGAATGCTTCGCTGTTCTCGCGCAGATATTCCGTGCCGCGGCTCACCGCTTTCATGATCTCCCAGCCCTTCAGCATGTCCAGTACGGCTGCTGTACGGACAAATGGGCTGTCACCGCCGCCGTCGTAAGTCGTGGCGACGATATGGGTGCGGATCTGGCCGGGTACTGAGTAGGTCATTTAGTCACCATTTGGTGCGATCCGCCCAGTAAGCGGCCGACATCTTACCTTTTTTAATGTTAGCTGCATGGTATTCAATCATCGTCTTCCTCGTCGTCGGGGTCGTTGATTGGCACCAGCACTTCGATGCCTTGCACCAGTTGGGTTACAAAGCCGCCGATAATCTCGGGATTTTGAGGTGTCTTGAATACAAATGTGGCGTGAGTCAGGCCGTCTTCGGCGTCAATTTCGACGTGAATACAGCCGCCGTTGATTGTTTGAATCATCAGCCGTGATAAGCGACAGCAATGTGGGGAACGATTGAGGGGGTTCCAGATGAGATGGATGCGACGCGCATACGGATTTTGGCCGCAGGTTTGCCGTCGTAAAAGTAAACGTACTGGCCGTTCGAGTTAATAGTTTTGCTGCTATCGATAGTGAACCAGTTGCCGTTTCCGTTGAAGCTACATTCGAGGGCCAGTTGGAAATTGGCGCCTCCGGTAACTGTGGCGGCAAAGGTATAACTGGAAGATTGGGCGGGAACTTCCATCCACTGGTCTACAGCGGATAGCGTGCCGCCGGTGTATTCCACCAGGTTGGTGAAGCGGTCTATAGCGGTGTTTGCTACTGCGGCCATGGCTATTTACCTCGTTTTTTGGCAGTTTTGGCTGCTTTCTTGAAGTCTGCCGCAGTTGGGGCACCTTTGCTGCCTGGTTTGCGCATTTTTTCGCCAGATCCGGCTTCGATGCGCTTGCGTTTTGCGTTGATATTGGCGTACAAGCCCTTTTTCTTGGCGGCCATTGTTATTTCTTCCCTTTTTTGGTGGTTTTTGGCTTGGATTTGCCGGCTTCTGATAGAGCAATGGCGATTGCTTGCTGGCGGCTCGTTACTTTCTTGCCCGAACTGGACTTGAGTGTTCCAGCGCCGTATTCGCGCATCACCTTAGAGACTTTTTTCTCCGCTTTCGTTGGTTTTTTGGCCATCTGCACAGTGCGGATAATTCAGTCTACGGCTAGTTAGTAAAGCCGATAGTTGGTTTGGCCCAGCGTTCCAATGTTGGCAAGGTTGAATTGCTGTAGGCATAAATACCCGAATGCGTCGAAAGCGTGGTCCACGCCTAGGTTCTTGTTGGGTAGGCCCGTGCCGGGGGCGTAGGTCAACGTACGCAGGGACTTGATTAGTTCCTTGCAGCGGGGGTGGATCACTGTGCGGCGGGTTCCAGTTGCATCGAGCAGTGCAGTGTTGACGGCCGTGATCTTGTCGCGGATTTTCCAGGGGGCTTTTGGGCTGGAGACGCTAAAACCGCTGCGGCGCAAGATGTTGTGGTCGGTAAGGCCCACGCCGCTAGTCTTGCGGGCGCCGCCAGTTGGGTCCGGACAAGCAATTACTCGGCGGTCCACGCCGAAACGGCGCGTTACCTCTTCTGCAAAATCCCAGGTGGTCGCACCACCAGTCATCATGATTTCGTCGAATACGTACAGCGTGTCGTCTTTTTTGACCGCGCAGATGCCAGACATTGGATCCACGTTGAAGTCCACCCCCAGCAAAAGGGGTAGTACAGAAATGTCGGCGGATTCGGTTGAGATGTTGTCGTCGCCGAATGAGACTGCAACGAGACCGCTGAGATTCTCGAAGCTTGCCTCGAATTCTTGGCGGAAGGTGCGGGCGTCGAGTTGGCCGCGGGCCGCTTCAATCTCCTCTGGTGGGACGTTATCGCCCTGGATAGTTGTGAATTGCCAGCGGTTCCAGTTCTCGTCGCCGCTATCCGCGTATTGCCAGAGTTCGTAGAACCAGCTAGCTGTGCCGTCCGGGGTGGAAATGAAGAGTGCCCAGCCCTGTTTGTCCGCAAGCGCCGGGCGGATGACCTCAAACCAGACTTCGCTCGACATAAATGCCGCTTCATCCAGCACCACGCCAGCCAAACTGCGGCCACGGAGTGCCATTGCGTTTTCAGTGCCCTTCAGTTCGATGGTCGAGCCGTTCACTAATTCGATCTTGAGGTCCGTTTCGTTCTTGGATTTGATCCAGGCTTTCGGGACTAGCTTTTTCATTACCTTCCAGGCAATGTCTTTCGCCATCCGGTATGTAGGCGCGGCATAAAAGAAGGTTTCGCCCGGCCTCTCGATGGCCCCACGCAATAACTCGATACATGACAGGTAACTTTTGCCGAATCGACGGCCCGCTACCAGCACTCTGAAGCGTTTTCGGCTGGAGAAAACTTCGCCTTGGGCATAGCGAAGGGTTAGTGCTCCAGCAGATTCGGGCATTTTGTAGTAGATGGGTACCTTCTAGGGTATTACAGGAATTTCGACCCTGCCCCCGTCAATAGGTGGTGCCGATTTTTTGGATGGGCTGTAGTTGCGCCAGCAGAAAAGCGAGGGTCAGCATGTCGTGTGTTAGAGGAAGGGTTAGGTTAGCACAGTAGAAAGAATTGGGGTTATACCAGTAGGTTCCCTAAGCCGCACCCACGCAGAAAAAAAGCCGGAAGGTACCCCCCGGCTTGCTGTGTGCTAGAGTAGTGACCACGCGGTGAGCGCTGCGACTGCGGCCCAGAGGATCCGCTGCTGTTGCTGTAGTCGTTCGATGGTGGCGGCCTGGTGGTCGGTTAGCTCCAGCGCGGCAGAGATGATCTCGGGTTTGCTGGAGCGGTCGGTGATGTTCATGGCGTGGTGTGCCTTGTGACTCTGTCACTTTAGCACACGACAGGCGATCACCGTGGCTTACTGTAACACACTGTAATACAGTACGGGTGTACTAGGCCTCAGCGGCCGAGCACGACCAGGCGGCACTCGGCGGCCGAGCGGCCGGCAGACTCGCAGCGTGCCAGCTGGTTTGCGTTGTCGGCGCCCATGGCGATGATGCCAGCAACGGTCAGCAGCATGGCGCAGCCGTAGCCAAGGTCAGACAGAGAGAAGCGGTTGAGCATGGTGGGAAGCGTGGTGGGCTTACTCCCGTATTGTAGCACAGCAGCCGCCGGCTGCCTAGCCTTGGCGCTTGTCCTCCACCGTGATCTGAAGCTGCGGTGCAGCAGCCGCCTGTTGTTCTATCCCAGCTTCATTAACTACCTTGCCCAAACTATCAAGAACCTGTGCGGCAGTTTGTAACTGCCCCTTACGTATTGCAGCGTTAAATAGCTTGGTTCTCATTGTTTGCAATCTTGCGAGCATGTTTACCCGATCCCGCTCCCAGTCTTCGCTGTTCCACTTGTTTACCGCTTCCCAGTCGCGCCAGGCTGTTGCCACAGACACGCCCTCACGTTCCGCGTGTTCTAGAACCAGCTGGCGAGCGCTCAAACCATCCAGCTGCCTACGGTAGAGCCGCTGTTGCCGCTGTTCGATGTAAGCGTTCGGGTTCCGCTTACCGTAGGGTCGTGGCTGTTGTTCTACAGCTTCCGGCGCAATCTCCGGCGCTTCGCTGTTAGCTTCCGGGACGTCGCTCACTGTTAAGATCTCCGGCCTGTTTGGTTCAATCTTAAGCTGTAACCTTGCAAGCGGCCGCAGGCCGCGCAGCAAAAAGCCCGACCGCTTGGGCCGGGCTGTTCATGGGTAAGCCTGGGAGTCAGTCGCCCCACCAGAACTGCGAGGCCCAAGCATCCAAGACGCCGGAGCCGATGGCCGTGTATTCAGTCCATGGTGTTCCCCAGTCTTGGTATTCCATGCGGGCAGACTCTGGGCAGTTGAAGCGCCCCAGTTCGCCGACAATCCGTAGGCCGGGTCCACCAGTGCTCAGCAAGATGCAGAACTGGGCAGGCTTAAGCGGATCGCCTACTTCGGCCCAATGGCTGCGCACCGCAAGACTTAGCGGCGCTTCTTGGATTTCCTCTCGGATTGCCTCATAAGCATCGTCCGAGTCTTGGCAGGCAGCCTTAAGACGTGCCAGCTGGTCGATGATGGTCTCGCACCATGCCGCGGCGTTAGCGGCTGCATGGTTCTCGGTGGTCGTGGTCATGGGTGAGCCTTGGTTGGGGTTCTCGTGTGCAAGTGTACAGCCGGAAGCGGCCAGCTGTCAAGTGTTCCAGCGCAGCGCGACAGGATCCCACTCAATGACGCGCCAGCCTTGCCAGGGTTCAGCGGTGCCATCAGAGCGGATAAACCTCCACTCACCGCGATACTGACTAACAGCACAGCGAGGGGGCACAAGCTCTAGCAGTGCATTCAGCCGTGACTTGGTGGTGGTTGTGCGCCAGCCCTCGCCGTCGCTGATGTTGAGCGTGCCAGTGCTGGGTTGGTAGATGCCGATACGGTTGCCGTGCAGCCTGATGGTCGCTTGGCTACCGCCAAAGGTGGGGGACTTGTGGCTCCAGCTGACGCTGGTGTTGCCGCTGCGCCAGTCATTACCAAACCGGACGGCGGCCAGCATCTTTTCTTCTATAGCTCGCATGGCATGGTGTGCCGAACTGCCCTTGAAGCATGGCACACGTACCAGCCCTAACCCTCCCTACTGTTACACTTCGCAATGTGGGCGGCATGGGTTGCCCTGTGTGCTACTGTTAGAGAGTAACCCTCACCTATAGGGAACCATGGCAAACGGCGAGTGGGTCACACAGCGCCAGCGCAAGGAATCTCGCGAGCAAATCCGCGAGGCTGCTAGGCGTCTCAAGATCGAGTGGGCCGACAAGCACTGGCTAGCCCAGAACCACCCATGTGATGACAGCATCCTGGCTTGGCTTAGCGAGAACCGCGGCGAGGCTTCCA